CCTTTGAATCGGAGATATGGTTTCATACCGTCATATTGTGATATAGTTTTGGAAGAACCATAAAGACTTGTTGTTTCAAACAAACACAGGTTCATTTTATATTTTTCATTAATTAGTTCACGAATCTCATGGGAACAACACAGAGCCGCCAACAACTTACCGCCTAGATAATTATAACCAAAGGGTTGTGATGGAACAATAGTAAATCCCATTGCTGTGGTATTATTAAAATTAAATGCAGACTCTTTACTTTGAGTGAATACTTGCCCAAGTAGTTCATTACGAGGTCTACAATTAATTACAGGTGAACCAAGGCGAATAAAACCAACAATCTTTTTTGTATTTTTTTCAAATATGGCAAACTGAATACATCTGCCAGGAACAGCTCTTGATATTAAATGTGATGAAATAATTGTAATGTAATCCCACCAACGAGTGGAACCTAAATTTATAATTTCAAATTCCATATCATTAGGATGTATAGTAAAATCAGAAAACAAATCTTCTTCTGGTCCCATACCTGGAAGATGAGATGGTAATTCCGATATTTGTGTTTTTTTCTGACTACGCATATAATCATCAATACGGTCAAAATGATGATAATAATCTTCCATATATTGGGCACAATAAAGTGCTTGTTCTTTAGTTAGTTTCATTAAACTTTAAATCCTTCAAAGTTATTAATTTTATTCTCACGAGTACCAAAGCTGTTTAATGGTTCATCATCGACTTGGCCTGTATCAGCAATTTGTTGTTGAGCTGATGGTTCGGCGTCATATAACCTCATTTTTGCACGGTCAATACCTATGACAAATCGTTTGTAATAACTTGGGTCTGAATACCGATTCTTCAATTGTTTTACCAATATTTGATTTAATGAATCTAATTCTTCATTAGAAACTAAAGCAAACATAAAGTCAGCAGTTGCTGGTAACCCAAAAGATTCAGATGTATCTTCAAGGCCTGGATCGGAGTTTGAGAATCCTGACCTTGTGGTTTGGGTGGCAGAAACAATTGGTACTCCAGCCTCGACAGCCAGACCTCTTAATTCTTCAGCGATAGATTTAATATATGAATAACTATTTACATTACCGCCTGGTTTAATACGAGCTGAACAACAAATATTAAGGTAATCGACAAATATTATATGTGGTTTAAACCCTTTTTTAAGTTGAAGTTCATTGAGTAAAGCACGAAAGTGTAATACCGAAGCCGCCGCCGTTGGATATTCTTTGATGATTAATTTACCCTGTGTTTTGTTTTTTAATGTTTCGAATTTTCTTTCATAATCTTTTTTAGACATGATATGTAATTCATTAAGTTCGACATTCAAAAGATTAGCATCAATTCTTTCAGCAATCTTTTCTTCGGCCATTTCCATGGTAATATACAAAACATTTGAACCTTGAGATACTGCGGCTGCAGCTTGATGACACATGAATAAGGATTTACCAACACCCGTACCAGCAAGAATGATATTGAGTGTTTTAATTGGCAGGCCGCCTTTGGTTACTTTATTGAATATATCAAGGTCAAAGCGAACACGAGATTCTACAGCATGATATGAATCATAACGAGAATCGTAATCTTGAATATAATCGTGACCAACACTTTTGTCAAATGAAACACCAAGTGCATCGCTTAGTAATTTAGGTATTTCACCTTTGGCTTTATTTTGAGACCGATTATCCAGAATCGATACTGATTCCATGATTGCATTATAGATGGCTTTATCTTGACAAAACTTTTCGGTTTGTTCAACTAACCAAACTGTTTCTGTTGGTTCATCTTTAGCTTGATTGATTTCATTGAGTAGTTCAATGGCACCAGATACTTCAGATTCGGTGAGATTTTTCTTTTCGGTAAAATTAATTACCAAAGCTTCATGTGTTGGTGGGCTTTTATACTTATTGATAAATTCATATACTTCTTTGAATACTATTTTTTCGGTGTTATCTGAAAAGTATTCAGGCCTAATAAAAGGAATTACCTTGCGGATGTATTCATCATTGTATATCAGGTTCTTGAGTATCGTCTGTTCTAGTCTGTTCATTATATTTGTTCGTCATTATTAATTCGGTTAAGATATCACCCATAATGGTATGCAATTCCTCGTCTTTTGTCAAGTCATCGATATCATGTTCGCCTGGGTGGACTATTGTGTATCCAAATTGTAATTTGGCCATTTCACCTTCTGAAACTACTCTTGCTTTCTGATAATGGTAAAGGACACCCTTATATTCTTCCATAAGAAGTCCAATACCAGTTAAATCTGATTCTTTGAAGTCGATGAATTTGTAATCGATGTCTTCTTTATACTTCTTCATCTTTGGTTGATTCCACGGGAGAAAGCTGAATATCCTCTCCCATAATGTTGCTATAGGCAATCTCATATTTTTTCTTCACATATTCTTTAAAGGGTTCATATTTAAGTAAATCTTTCCAGAATTCATCCGTCTGTGTAGATTCAAATCTAACTCGGTCACCAATTTCACCGGTAGTTCGGTCAATCTTTGCATACCATCCAGGACTTGGTTTAGAAACAAACCCACCTTCGATAGCCAAATCAACAAGGCCAGAATACCTTTGTATACCGCCATCAAATGATACTGTAATAGGTATCTTGGCTTTTTCTTTGGTATATCTTGATTTTTCTACATTGATAATAAAGTTGTAACCAACAATTTCGGTGCCATCTTTTTCTTGTTGACGACCAACGATGTAAATATTATCGGCAGAATAATAAGAACCTGTGCCACCACCAACAATATCTTTAGGGAACATACCAATTTCTTTATAGGTATGATTGACTACGACCATTGGAATATCTTTGAGGTTTAGATGTGGTGTGACCATACGGAATAAACTCTTAACTTGTTTAGCACGAGACATATCAGCTACTGATTTGCCATCAAGAGCATCTTCAACTTCTTTCTTGGATGCCAAATTACCGATTGAATCAAGCACAATAATTAATTTATCACCTCGTTGAACATCTTGGAGTTGTTGCATGATATCAAACTTGAGTTCTTCAATGTTTGTGAGTGGTGTGTGTAATACTCTATCCATGTCAATTTCAAATGTTTCAAAATATTTAATTGGAGTTCCAAATTCTGAATCATAGAATAATAAAACGGCATCTTTATATTTGTCCATATAAGATTTTGCCATAAGCAAACTAAAAGCCGTCTTAAAGTGTTTCGATGGGCCGGCCCACATCGTTAGACCTGGTGTTAACCCACCATCTAATCTACCCGATAATGCCACATTTACCATGGGCACCTCGGTTGTAATCATATCTTTTTCATTAAAGAATTTAGATTTTGAAAGAATTGAACTTTCTTTGATTGTTGAATTCTTTTTTAATTTATCTAATATGCTCATACAAACTCCTCATTTAATATAGTATTATACATCATATCTAGTGTGTGTGTCAAGTGTTTTAATCATCTTTACCGCTATGGGTTCTTTTTATTGTGTGGTACATCAAATACAAATGTTATCCTACTACAATCACCGATGTTAAGTGCTCCGTGCATAAGCTTATTATTAAACCAAAATAGAGTGCCCGGTTCAATATCAATAGATTGACCACCAACAGTATATCTATATCGACCTAATAATGACAAATGATATCTATCTTTGTTTTGATAATATGTGCCTTGGTCAATATGTTGGCCAACTTCGCCACCAACCTCTAATGATAGAAAACCACATCGGCAAAATTTATGAAAGTGTCTTTTTAAAAAACTAATAATTTCCGTATGGTTTTTATAGGCTGGTGTTTCAACACAAAGTTCGGTATTAACAGCCAATTCATTTGGATTATTAACTGCACCCATAACTAATTGTAATACGCCGGCTTTAATAATATATTGGTCTTTATCTAATTGCTGAGTACCGGGCATGTTTTTTTGACCACCCCAATCATCTGAATATTTTTCTAATTGAGCTTTTATTTTAGAAACATTAATACCTGTTCTAATGATACGAATATTATCCAAAGAATTGCTCCAAATTAGGCGATTTATTTTTTATATTATTTAATCTATTTAATTCCATGATTTCTTCATGTTTTTTATGTGAAATAAAAACCCTGTTTTTTTCATCTGAATAAGGTAACAACATTGATTTTCCATGTGTTGGATATTCCATAGTTCTAAATGGTATTTTCATCTTTG